GTGACGAAGACCCAGCCGAGCGAGAGCGACTGTCTGCCGAGCATGAGCGGCGACTGGCTGAACTCCATACCGTTATCGAGGCGAAACGCATGGCGGGCTGGACGTTCGTGCCGCCAGCTGGAGACCGACAATGCGACGATGGTCCCGCTGTCGCATCAGGTGATCCCGGAGGTGAACTGGCGGACCTGGGTTCTTCTGGGCGGCCGTGGCTCGGGCAAGACGTTCGCGGGAGCGCGATGGATCAATACGCTGGCGCGTGAGAGCGGACGGACGCTGGCCCTGGTCGGACCCGCCCTGCATGATGTGCGTGAGGTGATGGTCGAAGGGCCTTCGGGGATCAAGGCCCTGGCCGGACCCGACAGGCCGCGATGGGAAGCCGGCCGCAAGCGACTGGTCTGGAGCAATGGCACAGTCGCCTATGCCTTTTCCGCCGAGGATCCGGACAGCCTGCGTGGGCCGCAGTTCCATGCCGGGTGGGCCGACGAATTCTGTGCGTGGCGCAATCCCGAAACGGTGCTGTCGAACCTGAGGTTCGGACTGCGGCTGGGGGCTCTGCCCCGGCTGATGGTGACGACGACGCCCCGGCCCATGCCGGCCCTCAGGCGGTTGCTGGCCCAGGGCGGGACGGTGATCAGCAGTGGAGCGACACAGACGAATGCCAGCCATCTGTCGCCGGGCTTTCTGGCCCATCTGAACGATCTTTATGGCGGGACGCGGCTGGCGGCGCAGGAGTTGATGGGGCTGATCGTCGAGACAGACGGCGCGCTGTTCCGTGCGCAGGACCTTGCCCAGGCGCGCGGGGCCCGCCCGGCGTCGCTGGACCGGATCGTGGTGGCGGTCGATCCGCCGGCCTCGGCGCATGGCGATGCCTGCGGTATCGTGGTGGTGGGGCGCAAGGACGGCCGGGCCTATGTGCTGGCCGACCGGACGGTGCGGGGGCGATCACCCGACGGCTGGGCCCGTGTGGTGGCCGCGGTGGCCCAGGAGTTCAAGGCCGCGCAGGTCATGGCCGAGGCCAACCAGGGCGGCGAAATGGTGCGGACCCTGCTGGCCCAGGCCGGGTGCGGTGCAGCGGTCAAGCTGGTGCATGCCCGGCACGGCAAGCGGGTCCGGGCCGAGCCGGTGGCCGCGCTGTACGAACAGGGACGGGTCGTCCACTGCGGCGACTTTCCGGCCCTGGAAGAAGAGATGATGGCCCTGGGCAGCGATGCCGGCGGGCCCAGTCCGGACCGAGCCGACGCCCTGGTCTGGGCGATCAGCGGACTGATGCTGAACGGCCGCGAAGGACCGCGGATCAGGCGGCTGTAGGCGCAGGCCGCAGATCGACCGTCGCACTGCCGACCCCACATTCAAGGAGAGACCCATGCCGTCGAACGACGTCTATCAGAGCCATGCCCGATCACCCGGAGCGCCGGCGCGGCGGGCCGAGGCCGTGGTGCCCAGCGATACAGTTGATCTGACGACCTATGCCAAGGCGCTGTATCTGGGGGTTGGGGGTGACGTCACCCTGATCCCGGCCGGGGCGTCGGCGGCGGTCACGCTGAAGAACCACGCCGGGGGCTATGTGGCCGTGCAGGCGCGGCGCGTGCTGGCGACGGGCACGACCGCCCAGCACATCGTGGCCCTGTCCGAATGAGCGTGGCCCTGGGTCTGGACCTGGGCGAACTGGTCCTGCGCGGTGGGGTCGAGCCGGGGGTCAGGATCGTGCCGCAAGCGGCGCGATATGAACGCGATCGCCAGCGCCATGCGAGTCTGGCGGCCATGCCAGGCGGCAGTTTTGGCCGAACCGGAGCGGGCACGTCATGGACGTCTGCGGGGACGCTGGTGCCGTTTGCGACGGGCCTGCCGCGGATTACGGACCGTGGCCTGTTGATCGAAGGGGCCAGGACCAATCAGCTCAGTCTGATCAATGCCGATCCGGTAGATGCAGCGGGCCTGGTACCCTATGGCGGGGCGACGGTGTCGGTGGTGGATCGCAGCGCGCTGATCGCAGCCGCCGGCCTGGCGCAGGTGTGCCCAGCCGGGCGGGTGTTCCGCGTGGTGACGACCGGCAACGACCAGGGTGTCAGCATCGGGACGGCGACGACCGGTACGATGACAACCAGCGCCAGCGCCTGGGTCGCGGTCGAGAGCGGGTCCGCTGCCGGGGTCTGTCTGGAGGGGTACGGGCCCGTCGCGGCGACGTCTTCCGCAGCCCTGACGCGGGTCAGTGCAAACGGCGTGGTGCCGGGAGCCAGCACACGGATGCGGGTCGGGTCACAGGGTGGTCCCTCGACCTTTGTCTTCATCCTGCCGCAGCTGGAAACGGGAGCATCGGTCAGCAGTCCGATCGTGACCGCAGGCGCAGCGGCGACCCGAGGAAGCGATGTCGCGGTTCTGAGCGAACTGGCCTTGGGCCCGCCCTATACGGTCATCTGTGCATTCGAGCCGGATGCGGCCGCCTGGGTCGCAGGAACGGGACAATATGTGCTGTCGCTGTCAGATAGCGGGGACGTGTCGCGGGTCATCATGCTGAGAGCCTCGGCAACCACGGTGAACCTGGAAGTCTACAATGCGGGAGGACGCATCTGTCTGGTCACCCACACGGTGGTGCCGGGACAGGTGAACCGGATCGCTGTGCGCGTGGCGGTCGACGACATGCGCAGCGCCATCAACGGCGTGCTCGGGTCCCACGACACCGCAGGATCGCCAGAGGCTGTCAGCCTGCTGGGGGTGGGATGCCGGGCGCTCAACGGGGGCAATGCCCTGTGCGGGAGCGTCAATGAAGTGACGATCCGGCCTGGTGCCGCGAGCGATGCCGAACTGATCGCCCTTACCCAATAAAGGAGAGCCACCATGCAGGATGGGATCGATGTGATCGGGACGATCGCGGAAGTACCGCCGGAGGCCTTGGACGGCGTCCCGATGCCGCTGGATGGATGGCATGTGAATGTCTCGGTCGAGCAGATGGCCGCGCATCCCGATTGGCAGCCGTTCCGCATCATGCCCACACGGATGCGGCGTGTCTGGGCGGGAGACGACCCGCTGAATCCGCAGATGACCGTGGCGCTGAGGTTTGCGGATGCGGACGAGGCGGCGAGCCTGGGCCTGGGCCTGGGCCCGGATCAGGGCGGCCAGTGAAAACAGGAGAGAGCATGGACTGGCTTGACCGGTTGAGATCGAGACGGGCGGCACCGGAGATGAAGGACAGTCGTGCGGGGCCGTTGATCGCCCTGACGGGGGTGGGACGTGCGCGCTGGACGCCCCGAGACTATGCCCATCTGGCGGCCGAGGGGTTCGGCAAGAATCCGGTGGCCTATCGCTGTGTGCGGATGATTGCCGAAGGCGCGGCGTCGGTGCCGCTGGTGGTGTTCGAGGGTGGGGTGCGGATGGACGATCATCCGCTGGCCCGGCGACTGGCCAAGCCGAACCCGGAACAGTCCGGGGCCGAATGGCTGGAGAGCCTGTATGGCGCGCTGCAGACGGCGGGCAATGCCTATGTCGAGGCGGTGGGTGAGGTCGAGGGTGGCGAGCTGTGGTCGCTGCGTCCCGACCGGGTGAAGATCGTGCCGGGACGCCACGGCTGGCCCGAGGCCTATGAGTACTCCGTAGACGGACGATCGGTGCGGATCGGGCGACAGACTGACGGCTGGATGCCGGTGATGCATCTGAAACTGTTTCACCCGGTCGACGATCATTACGGGTTTTCGCCCCTGGAGGCGGCGGCCTTTGCCATCGATGTGCACAACGCCTCCGGGGCCTGGAACAAGGCGCTGCTGGACCATGCGGCGCGGCCCAGCGGGGCGCTGGTCTATGGCGGGCGGGACGGCGAGCGTCTGACCGCCGAACAGTTCGATCTGCTGAAGGCCGAGCTGGCCGACGGGCATTCGGGGGCGGCCAATGCCGGGCGGCCGTTGCTGCTGGACGGCGGGCTGGACTGGAAGCCGATGAGCTGGACCCCGGCGGAGATGGACTTCATCGCCGGCAAGCATGCGGCGGCCAGGGAGATCGCCCTGGCCTTTGGCGTGCCGCCGCAGTTGCTGGGGATTCCCGGCGATGCCACCTATGCCAACTATCGCGAGGCCAATGCCGCCTTCTGGCGCGGGACGGTGGTGCCGCTGGTCCGCAAGACGGCCGGGGCGCTGAGCGGATGGCTGGGCAGCCGATTCACCGATGTGCGGATCGAGCCGGACCTGGACGCCGTGCCGGCCCTGCAGCCCGAGCGCGACGCCCTGTGGGCCCGGCTGGATGCGGCGACCTTCCTGAACGACGACGAACGGCGGCGGATGGCGGGCGTGGGTGAATAGTGGCGAGTGTTTAGTGGTGACGGCCCCACTCACCTCCCCTTGGAGAACGGCATGGACGAGCTGAAACGCATTCCGGTCGCCCTGATCGTGGCGCTGACCGTGCAGACGATCGGGGGCCTGGTCTGGGCCGGCGGGGCGGCGGCGCGGATTGCCACGCTGGAGGAGCGGGTGACCGAGCAGAGGCTGGTGGCCGAGCGGCTGGCGCGGCTGGAGGAGCAGAGCCTGGCCACGCGATCGGCGGTGGACCGGATCGAGCGGCGGCTGGAGGAGAAGTGATGCTGAAGGCTGTGACGGCAGCTTTCCCCCCCCCACTGGGGGAGGATCGTCGCGCAGCGACGGGGTGGGGAGGGCCGGGCGATGCGGACGCCGGTCTGGGGGGCCTTGCCGAGTCGCTCCCACCCGGTCGCTGCGCGACCCCCCTCCCCCGGCGGGGGAGGGACAAGGCCGGGACCGTCCTGATCCAGGGCCATGCCTCGCTGTGGAACGTGGCCGATCTGAACGGGGATGTGGTGGCCAGGGGGGCGTTCGGGGACAGTCTGGCGAGGCGCGGGCCGGGCGGGGTGCGGATGCTGCACCAGCACGAGAGCCGGGCGGTCGTGGGCGTGTGGGACGAGGTGGTCGAGGACGACTGCGGCCTGTTCGTCCGTGGCTGGATCGAAGACTGGTCCCCCGACGCCCGCTATGCCGCCGCCCTGGCCCGAGCCGGGGCTCTGGACGGTCTGTCGATCGGCTTCAGGGCGGTGAAGGCGCGCCGCGATGGGCGGCTGAGGGTGCTGACCCAGGTCGATCTGTGGGAGGTATCGCTGGTGACGTTTCCCATGTTGCCGGGGGCAAGGTTCGGGATTGTGGGGTCGTAAGGCACCAGATCGCGCTGGTTTTTCATCAAGGCGATGCATAATCTCGGTCCGGGGAGAACACCATGTCAGAGCCAGAGGTAGAGGACCGTCCGGAGCGGCGCGTCGGGTGGCAACTGAGCCGCCAGCGTCTGGTCGAGATGACAGTGGTCATCTTCGGCGTTCTGATTGCTCTGGGACTGGAGAACCTGGTCGAGGAAATCCGACTGCGTGGCGACGCCCGCAGACTGGAACAAGACTTCCAAACCGACATCGTCAGCGCTGTTCGAAACAGCCTGGAGCGGCAGATGACCGCGCCTTGCCAGATACAGACCTTGATGGCCCTGACGGAGCGCGTCGTCGCCAGTGACGGCGGTTGGCAGGCCGCGCCGACCGTCTCGGCCGGAACCGTGGCGCTTGCCTTGCCCGCACCCTATCGGGCGGCGAGCCGCATCTGGACCACGGCCAGCTTCGATCGCGCCCTCGGCAGCGAGGCCTTCAAACGCATCCCCCGCGAGCGCGCCGAGACCTATTCCGTCTTGTTTGCCGGGATCGGGACTCGCCGCGAGGCCAACTCCGCCGAGTATTTCGCGATCTCAAGCCTTACGCCGCTGGCTTTCTCCCAGGCCAATGTCGACGCTGAGGTGCGCACCGGCATGCTTCAGAACCTGGCACTGGCGGATCGGCATCGGGCGCTGGCCCTGATCCAGGCCAACCAGTTCATCGAGCAGGCCTTGTCCCTCACGGGCGATGCCGACATTCGCCCCCATATCCTCGCGTCTCGATCCGACTTCGAGGAGGGTGTGGACTATGTGGAGGCGAACTATGGCACGTGCGTCGATCGCGGCGCCTTCGATCGGCTGATGAAACAGGTCGCGTTCTGAGGTCGGTCGCGAGCACTGCGCCGCCGGGGGCGCGGTTCGGGATCTTGCGCCCTGCCCGATTCACTCGGTGAGCGGGATCTTGATGACGGTCCAGGCATAGACGGCCAGAGCGCCGATCAGCAGGATGCGGTTTGCCCAGCGGTTGCGCACCACCATCAGGAGCCCATAGACAAGGACGTAGAGCCAGGGACCGTCCATGGTGGCCTGTATCCAGTCGATCTCGCCTCCCATCACGATCTCGCGGTGGACCCAGAACAGCAACAGTCCTCCGATCAGGACGCCAAAGGTGAAATGGCGGGTCTGGTCGTAGTGTGTGTAGAGATCGACACGTCCCTGCTCTGGCGGCGTTTCCGGCAACACGAAAGCGGCGGCCATATACGGAAAGAGCAGTTTGACGACCTGGACCAGCATGAGCCCCATGGTCGTCGCAGTCTGCGCTCTTTGAGCCCACGAACCGAGCCAGACGCTAACGATGACAAGGCCGACCAGGATCGTCAGCAGGATCGGCTCGGGGGCCCAACAGACCCGCCGCCCCGCAAGGACGAGCCGGTTGACGCTGCTGGCCATGTGCGTGAGCGCCAGACCGAGGATGACGGCGCTGAGACCGAAGGTGAACTCGAACAGGGACATCGCGGGGGTCAGTCCGCCGTTGGCAGATACTGCGTCGGCAGGGGCAGGTCGGGGGTTTCGGACTGCCAGTAGACGCTGAGGACCCACCAGCGGGTGCCGTCGTGGAAGAGCTGGATCGAGTTGATGCCGCGCGCGAAGGGGGCGGGATCGGACAGGGTGCGCAGGCTCTCATAGGTCGAGAAGACGTGGACGATGGCACCGTATTGCTCGGTGCGGGAGGCGATCTCGCGCTCGTGGAAGCCGTCGCGTAGCAGGCTGGGCCCGGCCAGGGTGATGTAGTCTTCGGGCGTCAGGGCGCGCAGGACGCCGAGCCCTTGCGGATTGGTACCGGTCGGGATCAGCCGCGCCGTCGGATGGAACAGGGAGCGGAAGCGGTCCCAGTCGCGAGGGACGCCGGCATCGCCTGAAATGACGTCATAGAGGGCCGCGACGATGGCCTGGGGCGAGGCAGTGTCGGCGGCATTCGCGGCCACCACGACCGTGGGTGCGGGCGGCGGGGTCTGAGCGACGGCCGGGGCGACGGTGCCCAGGGCCAGGGCCAGGATCGGGGCGGCGGCAAGGATCGTCGGACGCATCAGGACATCTCCGAGGTTTCGACCGGGAGACTGCCGCGAAGGGGCGGCGTTGGAAAGACTTTCTCCCTCCCCCTCGTGGGAAGGGATGATCGGCGACAGCCGATCCGGGTGGGGCAGAGCGAAACCAGGAAAAATCGAGGCGGTATCGGACAGCCCCACCCGGGCTCGGCTCCGCCTCGCCCTCCCTCCCCATGAAGGGGAGGGAGAACCGCAAAAGGAAACAGCATGAAAGAGACCAAGACCGCATCCGGTTCGCCGGAGGCGCGCGCCGCCCTGCATGAGATGATGGCGGCATTCGAGGCGTTCAAAGGGGCCAATGACGCCCGGCTGGACGAGATCGAGAAGAAAGCCTCGGCCGATGTCCTGCTGGAACAGAAGGTGGCGCGCATCGACCAGGCGGTGGCCAGCGCCCAGGCGCGGCTGGACCGGGTGGTGAGCGAGGGGCGGCGGCCGGGACTGGGGGGCGGGAGCGAGTCCGGGTCCGGCACCCCCTCCGTCTCGACCTTTGGCCGATCCACCTCCCCATTTCATGGGGAGGAGAAGTCGGCGTTCGACGGCTATGTGCGGACCGGGTTCGGGCTGGAGGTGAAGGCGGGGCTGTCCACCGGGTCGACCTCGGGCGGCTATGTCGTGCCGCCGGAGACGGAGCGGGCGATCGAGCGGCGGCTGATGGCCACCAGCCCGATGCGCGAGATCGCCACGGTGCGGACGGTCGGAACCGGGGTGTTCAGAAAGCCGGTGTCCATCGCCGGAGTGACGTCCGGCTGGGTCGCCGAGACCGCGCCGCGGCCCGAGACCGATCCGGCGACCCTGGCCCTGCTGGAGTTCGCCTCGGCCGATCTCTATGCCTGTCCGGCGGCGACGCAGTCCCTGCTGGACGATGCGCTGGTCGATCTGGACGAGTGGCTGGCCAGCGAGGTCGAGGATGCCTTTGCCGCCCAGGAGACGGCGGCCTTCGTCACCGGCGACGGGACGAACAAGCCACGCGGTTTCCTGAACTATCCGATCGTGGCGGAGACGGGCCATGCCTGGGGCAGTATCGGTCATGTCGCCTCGGGCGCGGCGGGGGCCTTTGCCGGGACCAATCCGGCGGACCGGCTGATCGATCTGGTCTATGCGCCCAAGGCCCAGTATCGGCCGAACGGGCGGTTCGTCATGAACCGCAAGACCGTCTCGGCCGTGCGCAAGTTCAAGGACGCGGACGGCAACTATATCTGGCAGCCGGCGAACAGGCCGGGCGAGACGGCGTCCCTGCTGGGCTATGCCGTGACCGAGATCGAGACCATGCCGGACATCGCCGCCAACAGCGCGGCCATCGCCTTTGGTGACTTTTCGCGCGGATACCTGATCGTCGACCGGGCCGGTGTGCGGGTGCTGAGGGATCCGTATTCGGCCAAGCCCTATGTGCTGTTCTACACCACCAAGCGGGTCGGCGGCGGGGTGCAGGATTTCGACGCCATCAAGGTGATGAAGTTCAGCGCGAGCTAGTCGCGCAGTGATGAGTGGTTAGTGGCGAGTGGCGAGTGAAGGTCGCTCGTCGCTGACCCAATGTGAAAATGGCGAGTCGAGATGTGGGTCTGGCGATCGCTCGCCACTCGCCACTCGCCACTACCGAGCAAAGCGAGGTTTTCATGACCGCACCCGTCACCGTGACGGAGGCGAAGCTGTTCCTGCGCGTCGAGCACGAGGCGGAGGACATGCTGATCCAGACGTTGATCGATGCGGCCCGAGCAAGGGTCGAGGGGGAGGTGGGGTTGAGCCTGACCTCGACCAGTCCGGCGCCGCTGAGACTGGCGATCCTGATGCTGACGCTGAGAGCCTATGAGCGGGGCGAGGCGGAGATGGCGATCGGACCGGTCGAGGCCTGGCTGTCGCCCTATCGCGTGGTGCGGCTGTGAGAGGGGGGATGCGGGTGTTGGCCAGTCTGTTTCAGACGGTCGAGAGCACGACGCCCTATGGCGGGATCAGCACGACCTATGAGGCCCTGGGCGTGGCCTGGCTGGCCCTGGGGTCGCGGCGGCGACGCGAGCGAACCGAGGCCGGGCTGACGCGGTCGATCGAGGTCGTGGCAGCCGAGACGCGGACCGATCCGCGCCTGATCGAGGATCGGGTCCTGAGGTTTGGGGGCGGGGACTGGCGCATCGCCGAAGTGCAGGACGCAGGATCGGGGCGGGTCACGTTGAACCTGGAGCGGGCTCGATGAGGGATCATGAGAGCGCGCTGATCAAGGCGATGATCGCGCATCTGGCGGGGGATGCGGCCCTGAAGGCGCTGCTGGGTGATCCGGCACGAATCTGGGACCAGCCGCCCAAGGGGGCGGTGTTTCCCAACCTGACGATCGGCCGGGCCGAGAGCCGGCCTGTGCCGGCGGACTGCGGCGGGATGGAGCATGTCCTGACCCTGACCTGCGCCTCGACCTTTGCCGGGGCAGAGGAGGCGCGCGCGGTCGCGGCGGCACTGCGGGCCCGGCTGCAGGATGCGGTTCTGAGCGCCGATGGCGTGCGGACGGTGTCGGTGCGGGTGACCTTTACCGACGTGTTCCGACCGGGAGATTTCAAGCGCGCCTTTGCGGTGATGCGGGTGCGGGCGGTGACCGAAGAGAGTGGCTAGTGGCGGTTCTCCCTCCCCTTCATGGGGAGGGAGGGCGAAGCGAAGCGCAGCCCGGGTGGGGATGTCAGAAACAGGCAAGGTCTGCGTGGGCCAGGACTTCCCCACCCGGATCGCTGCGCGATCGTCCCTCCCCATGAAGGGGAGGGAGAATTCTGTCTGGGAGATTTCAAATGGCCGCTCAACGCGGGAAGGACATGCTGCTGAAGATCGAGGGCGCGCCGGGCGTGTTCACGACGGTGGCCGGATTGCGGGCGCGGACCATTGCGCTGAATGCGCGAACGGTCGATGCGACCGATGGGGACTCGGCCGGACGCTGGCGCGAACTGCTGGCTGGGGCGGGGGTCAAGTCGGCGGCGGTGTCGGGGCAGGGGATCTTCCGCGATGCGGCGTCCGACGCCTTGATCCGCGAAGCCTTCTTTTCGCAGGAGGCCCGGACCTGGCGGTTGATCGTGCCGGACTTCGGCACCTTGCAGGGGCCGTTTCTGATCGCGGCGCTGGAATATGCCGGCGAGCATGAGGGCGAAGCCAGCTTCGCGATGAGCCTGGCCAGCGCGGGCGAGGTGACGTTCGCGGTGATCAGCTGATGGCGGTCAATGCCGCGCGGGGTGAAGCGCGCGTAATGTTGGGCGGTAAACGGTGTAAGGTTTGCATGACTCTTGGTGCCCTTGCTGAGATCGAGGCGGGACTGGGGGTGACGGGACTGGGCGGACTGATCGAGCGGATGCGGAGGCTGTCGGCGGGCGATCTGATGGTGGTGCTGGCGGCGGTCTTGAGAGGGGGCGGCGAGGGGGAACTGGCGGCGACGCTGGCGACCGCGCCGATCGATCTGCGCGAGGCGGCCGCAGCGGTGGCGAAGGCTTTCGAGGCCGCCAGCACGTGATCGGCCCGTCATTGACCCCCTGGGGCGAGATGCTGCGGACGGCCGCGATGCTGGGGGTGGGGCCGGAGGCCTTCTGGCGGCTGTCGCTGAAGGAATGGCGGATGCTGACGCAGCGACCGGACGGGGTGGTGCCGCTGGGACGCGGGCAGCTGGAAGCGATGCGCCGGCGGTGGCCGGATTGATGGGGCGTCTTTCCCTTCCCCGCTGGGGGAGGGGCGTCGATGCCAAGCGACGACGGGGTGGGAAGGGCTGCGTGATCCCGTCGAAGCATTGCCGAGCCGCCCCCACCCGGTCGCTGCGCGAGCACCCTCCTCCAAGGGGGAGGGAGAGAGGATGATGACATGACGGACACCCACCTGGACACTGTGCCGCAGAAGGCAGCCGAGGCAGCGGCGGCGCTGGAGGCCCTGAAGGTGCCGGCAGAGGCGGCGGCGAGTGCGATCGAGGACGCGTTCGGGCGGGCCGGCGACAGCCTGGTCCGGTCCCTGGCGCGGGCGGCGGCGGACGGGGAGGTGACCCTGGCCGAACTGGCGCGGGCGGTGCTGAACGCCGTCAAGGCGGCAGCGGGATCGGGACGCGGCGGCGGCTTGGGAGAAGCCATCGCCCAGGCGGTGCAGGGGGCGTTCGGCGGCAGTCGTGCCGAGGGCGGCCCAGTGCTGCCGGGCGGGGCCTATCTGGTTGGCGAGCGCGGGCCGGAAGTGTTCCGTCCTGGCGGCGCGGGCGAGATCGGACCCGTCGGCGGTGGCGGCGGTGTCGTCGTCAATGTGCGGGTGGACGGCGGAGCTCAGGCCCTGCTGCGCTCCGAAGCCCAGATCGCCCAGATGCTGGCCAGAGCCACCGCGCTGGGAGGACGCAGACTATGAGCTTTCACGAAGTGAGCCTGCCGGCGCGGCTGGCGTTCGGATCGACGGGTGGGGTCGAGCGGCGGACGGAGGTGGTGACCCTGGGGTCCGGGTTCGAGCGGCGGTCGACGCCCTGGGCCATGGGACGCAGGCGTTATCTGATCGGCGCGAACCTGCGCTCGCTGGACGACATGGCCGAGCTGACCGCCTTCTTCGAAGCCCGTCTGGGGCGGCTTTACGGGTTCCGGTTTCGCGACTTTGCCGATTTCAAATCCTGCGCGCCGGGCGGGACGCCTGGGCCAATGGACCAGGCGATCGGCACCGGGGACGGCAGCCGGACGGTGTTTCAGCTGACCAAGGCTTACGGCGAAGTTGCGCGAACCATCACCAAGCCGGTGGTGGGATCAGTGCGGGTGGCGGTCGGTGGGGTGACGCTGGCGGGCGGAGGCGTTGTGGTTGATGCGGCGACGGGGGCGGTGACGCTGACCGCTGCCCCTGCACCGGGTGTGGCGGTGACGGCGGGCTTTGTCTTCGACACGCCGGTGCGGTTCGACACCGACCGGATCGAGGTCACTCTGGAGAGTTTCGGCGCAGGCCGGATGGCCGCGGTACCGCTGGTCGAAGTGCGGGTTTGAGCTCTCCCTCCCCCGGAGTGGGGAGGGACGGTGACGCGCGAGCGGCACCAGGGTGGGGATGTCCGATCCATCGCTGAACCAGGATGGCGTTGAACTTCCCCACCCGGACCGGCTGACGCCGGTCGTCCCTCCCCATGAAGGGGAGGGAGAAAGGGAGACATGCGAGACATACCAATCGAAATGGCCGCCCGCATCGACAGCGGGGCGGCGAGGCTTTGCCATGTCTGGATCGTGATGCGGCGGGACGGGACGGTGGCCGGGTTCACCGATCACGACCGCGACTTGGTGGTCGAGGGTGTGCGCTGCCGGGCGGCCAGCGGCTGGACCCTGGGGGCCGGAGAGGCGGCGGTGGGGACCGCGCCAGGTGGGTTCGCGGCGTCCGGGGTGCTGGATGACGAGGCCATCACTGAGGCCGACCTGGCGGAGGGGTTGTACGACGGGGCGGCAGTGACACTGTGGCGCGTGGACTGGAGCGAACCGGCGCTGGCGGTGCGGCTATGGTCGGGAACGCTGGCGCGCGTGCGGCGCGACGGGGCGGGCTTCCTCGCCGATCTGGAGGGACCGGCGGCGGCTCTGGATAGGGTGGTGGGACGGACCTATGGCCGGGACTGCGATGCGGTTCTGGGTGATGGGCGATGCGGCGTCGATGTCGGCACCTTTCCCGGCCAGGGTTGCGACAGGCGCTGGAGCACCTGTGTCGGGGTGTTCGGCAATGGGATCAATTTCCAGGGCTTTCCCGGCATTCCCGGCGACGACTTCCTGACCGCCTATCCGGTCGAGGGCGGGCGGCATGACGGGGGAAGGCGGTGAGGGTGGGGTGCGGAGCCGCCCCCACCCCGTCGTCGCTGCGCGCCGACGACCCTCCCCCGGAGGGGGAGGGAGAGCAGATTGTCCAGGCGGCGCGGGCGTGGCTGGGGACGCCGTATCGGCATCAGGCCAGTGTGACGGGCGAGGGTGCCGATTGCCTGGGGCTGGTGCGGGGGGTGTGGCGCGAACGGTTCGGTGCCGAGCCGGAGGATGTGCCGCCCTACTGCCCGGACTGGGCTGAGGTGGGGGCGGCAGAGTCCCTGCTGGATGCGGCGCGGCGGTGGATGGATCCGGTTCCGCTGTCAGCCATGCGTCCGGGCGATGTGCTGCTTTTCCGGATGTCGCCAGGGTGCGCGGTCAAGCACTGCGGGATTCTGACCGAAGTGGGAGGGGCGGAGGCACGCCTGATCCACGCCTATTGGGGGCGGGCGGTGGTGGAAAGCTGGATGGGGCCGTGGTGGCGCAGGCGGCTGGTGGCGGCCTTTCGGTTTCCGGCAGCAAAGGAGGTCGGTTGAATGGCTCAAGTCGTTCTGAGTGGCATCGGCGGGGCGATCGGCGGGCCGGCGGGACGGACCCTGGGCGGGATCGTGGGGCGCTCGATCGACCAGTCGGTGGTCGCGGGCCTGGAGCCGGCGCGGCAGCGGGGACCGCGGTTGGAGGGGCTGAAGGTCCAGTCCTCGGCGGACGGGGCGCCGATGGCGGCGGTGTTCGGGCGGGCGCGGGTGACCGGGCAGGTCATCTGGGCGGCGCGGTTCCTGGAGCGGCGTAACGAACAGTCGGCGGGCAAGGGCGGGCCACGCACCGTGGAGCATGCCTATTCGCTGAGTTTTGCGGTGGCGCTGTGCGAGGGGCCGATCGACGGGGTCGGGCGGGTCTGGGCGGATGGGCAGCCGCTGGACATGTCGGGCGTGACGATGCGGCTGCATCGAGGGACATCGAACCAGATGCCGGACCCGCTGATCGAGGCCGTGGAAGGCGAGGCGAGTGCCTTTCGGGGCACGGCCTATGTGGTGTTCGAGGACCTGCCGCTGGGGGCGTTCGGCAATCGGGCACCGCAGCTGGCGTTCGAGGTGTTCCGGCGACCGCGCGGGCTGGCCCTGGCGCTGGAGGATCAGCTGGAGGGCGTGTGCCTGATACCCGGGGCCGGAGAGTTTGTGCTGGCAACGCAACCGATCCTGCGGCGCGACGGCCTGACACGGACAACGGCCGAGAATGTGAACAATGCCGAGGGACGTGCGGACCTGTTGGTGTCGCTGGATCAGCTGCAAGCGCAGTGTCCGAACCTGAAGCGGGTCAGCCTGGTGATCGGCTGGTTCGGGGACGATCTGAGGGCCGTGGAATGCACGATCCGGCCAGGGGTCGAGCGGCGGGAGAAGGCGACCGAGCCCTTGACCTGGTCCGTGGCGGGGCTGGATCGGTCGCAGGCCCATCTGATCTCGCAGGTCGGGGATGGACCGGCCTACGGCGGCACGCCGTCGGACGACAGCGTGCGGCAGGCCGTGGCGGAACTGAAGGCGCGGGGCTGGGCGGTGACACTGTATCCGTTCGTCTTCATGGACACGGCCGGTTATCCGTGGCGCGGTCGGGTCGCGGGTCGCAATGGAGCGGAAGCCGCGGGCGATGTCGCAGCCCTGTTTGGTACAACAGACGGCTGGGGGCTGAGGCGGCTGGCGTTGCACTATGCCGAGCTGGCGGCGGAGACGGGGGCGGATGGCCTGCTGATCGGGTCGGAGATGCGCGGGCTGACGACCACGCGGGGGACGGACGGCGGCTTTCCTGCGGTCGCGGCGTTCCGCGCTCTGGCGGCTGACTGCCGGGCGGTGGCGGGGCCGGGCGTGGCCCTGTCCTATGCCGCCGACTGGTCGGAATATGCGGGGGTACGCAGCGGCGGGGAGGTGCTGTTTCACCTGGACCCACTGTGGGCCGATGCGAACATCGAACATGTCGGCATTGACTGGTACCCGCCCATGGGCGACCGGCGGGACGGCGACGGCGGAATCGATTTCGAACTGTTCGAGGGGGCGTCGGACCCGGCCTATCTGGCGACCCAGATTGCGGGCGGGGAGGGATTCGACTGGTTCTATGCCAGCGAAGGCGATCGTGCGGCGCAGGTGCGGACACCCATCGACGATACGGCGCATGGCGAGGACTGGGTGTTCCGGGTCAAGGATCTGGTCGGCTGGTGGTCCAACGCCCACCATGATCGACCCGGCGGGATCAGAAGCGCCACGCCCACCCCCTGGGTGCCGGGGATGAAGCCGATCCGGTTGACCGAGTTCGGATGCGCCGCCGTGGACCGGGGGGCGAACGCGCCCAATGTCTTCGTCGATCCCAAGAGCAGCGAAAGCGGTCTGCCACCCTTCTCGAGCGGCGCGCGGGATGACCGGATGCAGAGGCGACTGCTGGAGGCGGTGCTGAGCCATTTCGAGGTGGGTGCTAACAATCCCATCTCGGCCATTTATGGCGGGCCGATGCTGGAGGCAGCAGACGCCTGGTGCTGGGACGCGCGGCCCTATCCCGCGTTTCCCGCCAAGGCCGACGTCTGGGCCGATGCCGGGACCTGGGCGACCGGGCATTGGCTGAACGGGCGGCTGGGCGGCGAGACGCGGGATCTGCTGGCGGCGATCCTGATGCGCGGCGGTCTGGACGCGGACGCGTTCGAGATTGGGGCGGTACAGGGCGAGATCGCGGGCTATGTCATCGATCGCCCGATGCGGACGCGTGATGTGATCGCGCCGCTGACGGCGGCCCTAGGTCTGTACATTGCCGAACGGCAGGGGCGACTGGCCCTGGTCGAGGACCGGCCGGCGGTGGCCGCGCTGATGCTGGAGGGCCTGGCCATGCCGGAGGAAGGCGGGTCGGTGACGGCGACGCGGTCGCTGGAGCCCCGCCCCGGTGCCGCGCGGATGAGGTTTATCGACGAGACGGCGGACTATCAGACCGGATCGGTGGTGGTGCGGTCTGATGGCGAGGCGGGGGGCATCGATGCCGACCTTCCGGCCGTCTGTGGGCGGGGACTGGCGACGGCAGCGGCGCGGCGGCTTCTGGCCAACGGGGGCGGCGGAGAGCGCCTGACCGTCGCACTCGACCCGCTGTCAACGCTTCGGCTGGAACCGGCAGACGTGGTGACGCTGGAGACGCGCGCGGGCGACTGGCGGGTGATGCGGATCGACCTGGACGAGACGCCGAGCGCCACGCTGGAGCCGGTCACGAAGGTGTCGGTGAACGAGGATGCACTGGACTGGCGGCCGGGCGAGGCGGGGGGCGCGGTGGGAGCGCCGTTCGTGGCGGTCCTGGACCTGCCGCCACTGCCGGGACGGGAGGAGGATTGGCGGCCTCTGGTCGCGCTGGCGGGTGAGCCCTGGCGACCCATGGGGGTGCATGGTGGAGCCTCGGCGGCGTCGCTGAGTTTGCGCGCAAAGGTGCCGCAACCGGCGACGGTCGGGACGCTGGTCGCGGCGCTGGAACCGGGCGTGCGTCATCGTTGGGACCGGGCCAACACGATGATCGTGCGGGTCGAGGGCCGGCCCCCGGAAAGCCAGTCGGACGAGGCGGTTCTGGGCGGGGCCAATGCCCTGGCCGTGCAGACGGCGATCGGCTGGGAGATCGTGCAGTACCGAACGGCGACCCTGGTGGGGGCGGGTGTCTGGCGGCTGAGCGCATTGTTGCGCGCCCAGCAGGGAACGGACTCGGAGATGGCAGCTGGCGCAGTGGCCGGTGCCGTAGTGGTCTTTCTGAACGAGGCGTTGGGACGGCTGGACAGTTCGCGCGGGGAGCGAGGATTGCCGCGTCTGTGGCGCGCGGGGCCCGCAGGAGCACCACCCGGCGGGGTGGGCTTCGGCGAGGTCGAGGCGACGATCCTGGGTCTGCATGACCGGCCGTGGAGTCCCGCTCACCTCACGGTCGTAGAGCAGGAGGAGGGTTTGCGCGTGAGCTGGCGGCCGCGTGCCCGAGTGTTCGGAGACAGCTGGGAGGCCGAGGCCACGGGCGATGCGATGCGGTTCCGGGTTCGGGTGCTGGACGGTCCGGTGGAGCGCAGGGTGTTCGAGGTGGAGGCGACCCAGGCGCTGTATGCGGCGGAAGATGTCGCGGCGGATTTCCCGGCGGGGCTGGCCGACGCCGTGGCAAGGGTGTCGCAATGGGGTGAAGGCTTCGGCTGGGGCACGGAGGCAAGGGCGAGCCTGTCCTGACCCGCTGCCCCCTTTGCGTGGCGGTCCTCATGCCCTAACTGACGCACGGGCACGGAAAATAGGAGCGGCATTCGACGTGGCAGGCGATCCCTACAAGGAACTGGGCGTGAGCCGCAGCGCGAGCCAGGACGAGGTCAAGAAGGCGTTCCGCAAGCTGGCCAAGGAACTGCATCCCGACAAGAACCCCGGCAATCATGTCGCCGACGAACGGTTCAAACGGATCACGGCGGCCTTCGACCTGATCGGTGATCCGGAGAAGCGGGCGAAATATGATCGCGGCGAGATCGATGCCGATGGCCGCGAACAGTTTCGGGGCGGCGGCGGATTTGCCGGTGCGCGGGGCGGGCCGGGCGGTTTCCAGGGCGGCAAGGCGGCGTTCGACAACATCGACCTGGACGAGATCTTCGGCATGTTCGGCGGTGGCGCGGCTGGGCGAGGCGGCGCGGGTCGGGCCGGGCCGATGCGTGGGCAGGACGTTCGCGCGACGCTGGAAATCAGCCTGGAAGACGCGATCGCGGGGGCGACGCGGCGCATCCAGTTCTCGGACGGCCGGACGCTAGATGTGGTCATCCCCAAGGGAGCAAACGACGGCCAGACCATCCGGCTGCGGGGCCAGGGATCACCCAGCCGCAACGGCGGCGAATCCGGCGATGCCCTGATCGAACTGAAGCTGGGCACCCATCCGGTGTTCACGCGCGACGGGGCCGACCTGACCATGGATCTGCCGATCTCGGTGCCCGATGCGGTTTTGGGTGGCAAGGTGCAGGTGCCGACGCCCGAGGGGGTGGTGGTCATGACCGTTCCGGCCGGATCGAATTCGGGCAAGGTTCTGAGGCTGAAGGGTCGTGGGGCGTTCGCCGAGGGGCGACGCGGCGACCTGAAGGCGCGACTGGTCGTCACCTTGCCGGAATCGCCGGACGAGGCTTTGGTGAAGTTTGCCGAATCCTGGCGCGCGCAGCGCCCGTACAAGCCCGGGGGCTGA